TACATATGTTGAGGTCTTTCAATAGCTTGTCCATTTGGTAACTTTAACAAATACATTTCTTGTAATGCTTTCCAAGCAAAATAATCAAAATTATAATCGTTATTGTGGTTTAATAATTTTTCAATATTTTCAGAACCATAATTTTCAATAGTCTCAATTAATTTGTCGTGAATAACACCTTCACTATGTAGTGTTGTCATAGTATTACCAAAACTATCATAACTGTCTTTATGGTAAGATGATATCGCAACTGATGACGCTAACCTTGAATAATCGTGATGACTTCCAGTATATGACGCAGCAATCTCGTATATTAACTTATCCAACTCTTTAGTCGTAATGTTACCTTCAGTAGGAACTGAAGTAATTACTTTGATGAATATTTCATCAGAATTAACATTCAGTCCTTTTGAGGCTTTCTTAATACGACCGTAAATTTTTTGGGGATTAAAGGCAACTTCATCCCCACTTCTTTTCTTTATCTTTAATGACATAGTAATTTATATATTTTTTTATTAAAAATCGTCAGTAAATGATAGCGTTTCATTCAATTTCGCTTTTTGATATTCAAGTGTTCTACCTTCAAAAAAGTTTCCTTTAGTTTCAATAGCTATCTGTTCCATAAATTTGAATGGTTGTTCAACATTGAATTGTTTTTTACATCCGAATTTCACTAAAAGTCCGTCAGTAACAAATTCTAAATATTGTTTCATCAAGTTATGGTTCATACCTATTAAAGATACGGGCAAAGATTCAGTAATAAACTCTTTTTCAATATCTAACGCTGATAATAAAATTTCTTTAATTCTTTTTTCAGTCGGTTTGTTCTCAATGTGGTTATTCAACAAATGAATTGCAAAGTCACAATGTAAGTTTTCATCCTTAAAAATAAGACTATTTGCAGAACATAATCCAGGCATAATACCTCTTGATTTCATCCAAAATATTGCACAAAACGAACCTGAAAAGAATATACCTTCTACAGCAGCAAAAGCTATTAACCTTTCTTCAAAGGTAGTGTCTTTAATCCAATCTAACGCCCATGCAGCTTTCTTTTGAACAGCAGGTAATCTATCAATCGCGTGGAAACACTCATCCTTTTCCTCCGAGTTAGATATATAAGTATCTATCAATAAAGAATACGTTAAAGAATGTATATTTTCCATCATTATTTGAAACCCATAAAAAAATTTTGCTTCCGGATATTGGACTTCTTTTAAAAAGTTTTCTGCCAAGTTTTCATTAACAATACCATCTGACGCAGCAAAGAATGATAAAACATTTTTAATGAAATATTTTTCATTATCTGTTAAATTTTCCCAATCTCTAATATCATCAGTTAAATCAATTTCTTCCGCAGTCCAAAAAGCAGCTTGGTGTTGTGTATAATATTCCCAAATATCTTTATGTTGAATAGGAAATATAACAAATCGGTCTTTATTCTCTTGTAATATTTTTTCCATTTTACTTATATTTTAGTTTTTAGTGTTTAATTTTCGTTTTTCAACCAAGTCTTTAATTCTTTGTCTATTTCTTTCTTCAGTTTGTTCTTCTAAACCTAAGAATGTTACAGAACTTTCGGTATCAATTTCTAATGTTCCATTATCAAATTTACAATTCTCAAATACAACACCATCATCACCAATACGAGACTTTGTTATCGCCATTGTAGCTAGTTTCATCTCTTTTTGTTGTAATGATTTAGCAACAGAAATAATAACGTGACCCACTTGAGCTTTCTTAATTGACCCACCCATTTGGTCTGTGGTTACAACATCAGATGAAATACTTGACCTATTTCCTTGTGTCGCAGTCCAACCAACTAAATCTAATTCGTGACACATTGATTCAAAACCTCTCATTACTGACCCTTCAGACTTCCACTCATCACCTAAATTTCTGTCCGGAACAACACAATCAATATAATCCAATAAAACCATATCAATTTTAACACCATCAGCAATAATCTTTCTAATCTGATTCTTTATTTGTAACATAGTTACCGTATCAGACGGAAGTTTTTTAAGAATTAACTTATTAGTCATAGTACTTTCAACTTCCCTAACTTTAGCCATCGCTTCTTCTTTTCTTTCAGTCAAATCATCAGGATGGATTTTAGTCCATAATGTTATGTGTTTTCTTTGAATAATTTTAGGATTGTCCTCAAAAAATATTTGAATAACATTATAACCCAAATTGAATGAATGATTAGCGATTTTAGTCAACAATGTTGATTTACCCACACCAGTTGGCGCCAAGATAACCCCAATTTCACCTTTGGCTAAACCCCCTTTTAAGAGTCTATCTATACCAGGAATACCCATTGGTATTGGATGTCTATAATCTTCGTTTAAAACATCATCTAAATTGTAAAAAACATCAGACATACCATCTTCTCTTTCCCCAACCTGTAACGCTGTTCTAACTAATTGTTCAACGGTATCGTAATTCTCAAATTCACCACCATCAATAATTTTTTGAGCCTTACTCATAACCTTTTGAAGTTCTTGTTGTTTACAAAACTTCATCGCTTTTTCTTGTACAAATTCTCCGCCTTCAACAGAGCACTCTTTAATTTTAGTGATTGTATCAATCACAATTTTAGCTGCCATTTCTTGTTGTAGTTCAGATTTAGTAATCTGTTCTAAAGTGTCAAAAGTAGGCATGTGTTCATATTTGACGTAGTACTCCTTAATCATCTGAATGATTAGTTTAAAATACTTATTCTCAAAATAGTTTGCCTCAATAACATCTATTATTGACCTTGAGAATTCTTTATCAATAATAATTTGGTTTAACAACTGTATCTGAAATGTACTTCCCAGATAATCAAAATTCTTTTTAGATGACATAATGTTTCTTTTAGTTATTGATAAATATTATCGTTTCAAAAGAACATCAGCATATTCAAAATTTAATTCTTGAGATGAAAAAGTGTCAGTCAAAGAGTTTAGTAAACTTTTCAAGTAAGGACGGACATCTACAGTGTATCTAATCTTAGGCGGGTATATTTTCGCATCCACCTGTCTATGACAAATTGTCACATCGCCTTGTTTGATGTAGATGTTAAAATACTCCGGACCTTCAATAACTGATGTTTCCAAAATGTTAGGGTTATGGATAATATCATACATATTATCAAGCATGTAATTTGTGGTTTTAACCTTCAATTGGTCCTCAATATCAATCTTAAAATCATAAAGAATATTATACAAATCAACTGAAGATTTAGCCTCCGGATTGAAGTCTCTAACATTAAAAAATCTTTGTACGATAATGTTATCGTTAACGGTCATTAAAAATTCTAATTTTACTGATTCTTGGTCTTTCATTTTTGTTTATTTATTAATTATTTAATTTGTTTGTGGTTTCTCTTTTCTTTTCTGGTTAATTTTAGAAATGGTTTGACAAAATTTACCCAAGCATCATCACCTTTCGGTAAAAACTTGAAGAACCCGTCTTCCATCATCATTTTAATAAAATTCTTATATCCCCGACCATCCGGGTCTAAACTTTCTTTATAATACAACTCAACCAATTCTTTAGCCTCATCGGTTATTATTGGATTGGACAAATTTATGATTTTTTCGTTAATAAAAAAATATTCTTCACCATAAATCCCACTTTTTGTTTTACCCGATAATAAATTCTGTAAAGCCTTGTTGTCTTTATCCTCCTTTAATAGGGTTTCCGCCTTTTTAAGAATATCGGCAATTTTTACCTCGGAGTCAAATAATTCAGGGAATATTTTCATTAAAGTTTTCTCACCCAAGTAATAGATTCCATCAATATTATCAGACTTATCACCAGCCAATATCTTATAAGTTATCATATTACTATGTGGAATGTCATAATGGTATATTTTTATCTTATCACCATTTTTATAAGTTATCTTAGTTGATGGAGAATATAGTGATACCTTATCCGAAATTAATTGAGTTAAATCCTTATCACCGGAGAATATTGTCTTATGTTCATCTTCAGATATTTGACAATAATACGCAATCAAATCATCAGCTTCATTGTTATCCACAATTATTTGACGAATAAAACCTTCCTCCAGGTATTGTTTTACCCGGTCTTTCTGTTCCGTGAATGAATTTTCTTGTTCTTGGTTAATATCCAAGTTACGGTTTGATTTATATTGGGGGTAGATTAATTTACGAGCTAAAGAACTATCATTACCATCCCACATAACAACAACTTTATCAAAGTTTTGTTCATCAACGAATCGTCGTAATGTGTTGATAAAATGCCAAGTTCCCCC